ACATTTGCCGAAGCATCTAAGACTTGGATTCTATATCTAAAGTTAGTTTGAGTAGTTTCAGAAGAACTTGCCAAATAAATAATTGGGTCAAAACCACTAACGAATAAGTCAGGTTGTTGAATAAATGTAACTGCCATTATCTATATAATATTAATTAAGGTTAAAAATACCTTACTTCTTAAACTCAGTTATTAATTTGAACTCAACTTCTTTTCCTATAATATCACTCAGCATAGTTGTAAGCTCGTTGTAACTCTCTTGGTTAAATGTATCCGTGTAAAACTTAGTTCCGTCAATACCTTTTAGTTTTATTGCTATTGCCATTGACTCAGCCATAGAGAATGAATCTTGAATAACTTGCGCTCCACTTTGTTTATTGCTCACTCTTGCAGGTAACCCTTTCCTTGCAATGAAGTCTTGTAGGTTGGTAATCATTTGAGGCGGTGTGCCTATATTTCTAAAAGAGAATCCACTCGGAAAGTCTTTGTTTGTGTAGGTTTTTGTAGGAACTGAACCCGTTGAGATTGCCGACCTATTGCGAAGTCCTTTCACACCTAAGTCAATGAACATCCAGTAATCGTTCAATTCAATTTCCATACTAACAATAGCCCCTTTGATTGTCGGGTTCTTAGGGTTAATGCTTTCGGCTAATGAACTTTCTACATTCTTATGCTTAAGTCTTTGCCTTAAGAGTTGTCGCATACTTTCAGCGTTGGCGTTGCCCCATAACTTTAAGGCACTTGCGCACTTGTCTAATATATCGTCACTTAGTTTCATTTCTTTGGTGTGTTATCGGCTTTATCTTTTAAATAACATAAATGGTTTAAGAAGTCATAAGCGTTCATTTTAAAATAGAACGGAAACTTTGACCTATCCTCTTTAGCAAAGAGCTTATCGATTGTAGCATACCAAGACCACTTTGAACTAAACCAATCAGCTTCTTGTTCTTCTTCTTCGGTTTCCTTTTCTTTGTTGAATAAGACGGGGTAGCCTGAGACAATTTCACTAAAAGAAGTGCAAAAAAAAACCCTATCGGATAAGCGACATCCACATCTAAATGCTCCCTGAATAACTCTGCCCTGCGATTGAACTCGGTCATCTGCACATCTTCGTCTTTTTCTTTGTAGCACATTGTAGCTAAAATTAAATGCAGGTTGTCAACGATAACCTCTTTCTCTTTAGTCAATGATGACATCGATATAAACTGTTCGGTGTTCCAATCGGTTATATACTGATTGACAAAATACTTTTCGCCTTGAACCATAAACTCAGTAACCCATTTGTCAGGGAATGAGCTGATGTCGGGAATAGTTATGCCCTCTTGCTCTTTTAAAAAGTCTACCCATTTCATTCGTCTATATTCTGAAATAGGTTTACCGGTAAGCACTGACATAACATTGTATGCCGTTCTTATCTCGTTGTTGTCGCCTAACTTAATGGCGTTGTAGAGTCCTTGATATTGTTTTATATTCATCTTATTCGGTATGTGCCTAAGCCTGGTTGTTGTATTATGTGAGTAAACCCGTATCGCATCGCATCCATAAGGTGGTTGTTTATTTCAATGGGGTTGCCAGTTGGCTTGTTGTCCCTATCGGTTGCCCAAACATAACTCCTTAGTTCTTTGATAAGGTTAGTTGAATGTTTAGTGACTAAAAGGTTTTGTTGTTGTATTAACTGAATGCCGTGTAATATTGAATCCTTGCCTTTCAAAGCACCCATACACTTAAGACCGTAGCTTTGTAGTTCTGCTATTGACTTGGGTTCTGCTGAGTCACAAATTACCATTGTCGGCTCGTTGCGTATCATATCGAATATGTTCTTATTGCTCAGCTCCTTTTGGTATATCAACTCATGCAGAATAAATGAATCATTGTATTTGTAAATCCCAATACAAGCCGTTGGGTCAACGCTATATCCAAAGTCTAATCCTATGCCTAATAACCTGGCATCGTTCGGGATGGTGTCTATTGCAGTCCAATTACTAAAGATTGTCCCCTGTACTGAGCCGACCTCTCCGAGTCCATATACACGCCACCAGTTCTCCCAATATGCTGATGTCTTGGCTTTCTCCTTTGCTGACTCAATATCCTTTATGATAGTTTCACTCAGGCTCTCGTTATCCTGGTATGTTAAAATGATTAACTCAGAGTCATCCTCCTTTAATACTTCGGTGTGCGCCCAAAACTCAGCCGTCGGGTTAAAGTCTAACCAAATATGATGTGAGGTTCTTATGGCTAATTGGTGGTAAGCTTCAAAGGTTAAGTTGTTTGCCTCGTTAATATAAAGGATGTTTCTTCTTGCTCCTCTTAACTTAGCCTCTTGGTCTGCTGAAAAGAACTCAATGTAACTACCGTTTGCAAATGTGTAAGTTAGTAAAGTCCTATTCCAATTCATGTCAATGTACCTACCAGTCCATTCCATTATCTTAAGGAAGTCTTTCATTGCACCTCTTCGCAAATGGGGAATCGTTTCACTAACTACGCTTATCTCAGTTCTTGGGTTCTTGGTTGCATAGTCAATTAGTAATGGAAGTATGCCAAAGGTTTTTCCCGCACTTGTTCCCCCTTGAACTACCCTTTTTCTCTTGGTTAGTTTTAGAAGTTTATTGATTGAGGTTGTCCGTTTAAACACTTTGTTTAACTTTTATTTGCTTTTTTTTGTCTTGGGGCGGTGTAAGGTTGGCACTCGTTTAATGAGTATCAATTACTTAACACACTTTTTGTTTAATCTTTTGCAGGTTCGTCAGGGAATAACGGTTGTTCTTTGATTGTTGTCTCTTGTCTTTCTACCAATCCGTTAAGTCTTTGTGTTATGCTTGGGTTATATTGCCCTACCATGCCACCCTCAATTTGGTCTTGGCGAATCGCTTCACGCACACGAGTGCAGATTGGAATGTATTCAGTATAAAAATTATCTTGATTCTTAAAGTATTGTTCTATAACTCCCACAATATCATAGCAATAGTTCTTAAAGCCTTCCATTGTTAAAGGTCTTTCTAATGGTTCTTTGACCATGTCTCCTTCTCTTCCTACAAATTGAGTCTTATATCTTGGGTTTGCTTTAGTTTCTTTCTTGTATGATAAGAATAATTCCCACATTCTTTCGGGGGTTTCTATGTTTCTTGGATGTCCTGCCATTGTTATTTTTGTTTGATTATGTCTAAGTAAAGGTAAAATAGTTTGTTGTCTGCGGTAAAATTACTTGTAAACTGAGGGCGTTTGATTATTACTTTCGCCTCTTGTTGTCTGCTTAATAAATCGTGGTCTGTTCTTTGTCTTGGCTTCATGGTGTTTTATTTATGTAAAGCTCCAAAAACTCGTCCAATTTTAATATCGATATCCATTCGCACCCCCCTGAGTAGAACGATACATATTCGTAGCCGTTTACATCGGTGTACTTTGAGAATGAATCCATTGTAAGAAAGAATCTTGAAACGATGTTGCATTCAGCTAAATCATACCAATCCTGGTCTTCTTGTTCTGCCGTTAGTTCAAATATTTCAATCCACATTTTAGTATATTTGTTTAGTAAAGTAATCTATTCTTTTGTTGTGTACTCGGTATTGTTCGCCATCTCTTATCTCTACTCTTGCAAATCCTAAGTTATGGCGCATGTTGTGTGGATCGTATGAGGGTGCTAAGGTGCAAAGACATCCTGTTGAATAAGTTGTTATCAATGTGCCGTCTAATAAGCTCTCAGAGTGTTCAGAGGTTTGGTGGCAATGTCCTATTAACATTGAGCCTTTAAGTTTGTTAAAGATTCCCTTTGATGGATTCACTGGAGAGAATGCGCCCCTTACTAATAAGTGACCGTGAGTTATAGGGAGCTTACCTGCCATAAAGATGACATCTTGGTCATGGAACTTTATTCCTTTCTCTCTTAGCTTAAGTCTTGAGGACATTGTGTAATACGCATCATTGAATAAGATAGGGGCTTTCTTCATTAGCCATCTCTTATACCAGTTATCGTGGTTACCCTCCGTCCAATGTATAGGTACGTTAAACTCTTTAATCAACATATCTAAAAAGTCCTCAGCCATTTGAAACCAATCGGCAACTGCGGTCAACTTTTGAGGTGGGGCATCGTGGTTTGTAAATGGTTCGTTGTCTAATATATCCCCGTTAAGAATAATACAATCAATGTTATTCTCCTTTCCATAGATTAAAGCATTCCTTAAAGCTTCGACATCGTGATTAGGAAAGTGTATGTCTGAAAGTATTAAAGCATTCTTAATACCTTTGTCTAAATGATAGAACTCTCTTTGCCTACCCTCTGACTTTGGTAAATTAAATTGAGTTTCGATTGCGGGGGTGTGGTCTAACTGTTTGTACTTTCGTCTACTATCCCCTTGCGCTCCTGTAAGCTTACGAATCATTGACCTGGCATTCTCAATTGAATTAAAGTGTGTTGGGTAGGTAGCGTGTAAGTATCTCGCTATTGCCGACTTTGACATTTCAGGAAACTTGTTTATTGCATCCTCAGTCAATTTGTTCGTTTGCGTTTTAGGTACTCCCATTATTTATAATATATTGTTTTTTGTTTAAAGTTTCTGAATGATTGCCTCAATCTGATATTCTCCGTTGCCATGTTTTTCGGGTAAATGCTTATTGTTAGAGGTGTCATTAGTTTCTATGCTGATTATTTTATATTTAAAATTTCTGCAACCAACTTCAATAAGATGTTTAAGACTTCGGGTGTCGGGCAAGGTTTCTTCGTCAGGCATTATAAAGAATTTATGGTCACGATTCCATTTGCTCGGCATCTTGGTTTTTCTTTCGTATAAGTCTCTGTGAGGAACTGCCATAATTAAATATCCGCCTGGCTTAGTTATGCGCATCCAATTCATTATTGCTAACTCAGGGCGGTCAAGGTGTTCAAGTAAGTGAGAATTATAAACTAAGTCATAGGTATTGTCCTCGACTGACTCCATTAGTTCAGCGTTCCCGTTGTCCTTATCCCAAGTGTCGCACCAATCAGTTAAGGGGTCAGCACCGTCATAAGTGTCAATCCTACCTACTCCGATGTCAATTACCTTACCTTGGACATACTTGTCAAAGAATCCGTTTGCTTCTCTTCTTGGTCTTGATTTGCTTGTTTCTGCCATCATTATAATTTTATTGCGGTTATTTGTTCGTGTCCAACCTTATGTCTTTGAATGTCAATGACTTTGAACCCGTTGTTTTGGAAAATTTCATGCAAATCTGCTATTCCATAAATCCAAATATGCTCAAGTCCGTTGAACATTTTGTCATCCATTTGACCGTCTTCTAAGATAATTGGACTTTGAATAATTAAATGTCCACCTGTTACCATAAGCCTATTGCACTCCTTTAAGAATCCGTTTGAATCTTCTATGTGTTCAAAGACATCTAAAGCAATAATATTGCTATATTGGTTTGATTCCCATTCCTTTGAAATCTCAGGAAAGAAACCAAAGTAAAGCACCGCTCCTTTTGAATACTTTTCTATTTGTTCTTTGTACTTTGAATCTACTTCTATGCCCGTACATTTAAAGTCTGCAAACATTTCTCCAAGTAATACTCCAGGCGAACACGCAATTTCTAAATTAGACTTAGGCTCAATGTGGGTTAAGTTTTCAATAACAAGTCTATTCTTGTCTACAACATTAGACACTTGTTCGTCAATGGATGACCTTATCGGTGTACTCCAGTAGTTATCCGTATAAATGTCTTGAGGGTTGCCAAAGACTTTGCTCTTGTATGAGTTGCCTATTTTTTCATATTCGCTTATCATAATGCTTTGTCTAATATTGTTTTAAATTGTTCGTTGGTGTGAAAGGTAAACCACTCGCCACCCTGAGGGATTACGTTAGGAGCATATAAGTACTGTTCTAATATCCTTTTTACTTTTAATTGTTCTGCTATGCTAAAGGCTAAAGATTGACCGCCAATAAATAACTTGCACCCATTAATCGCTATCGCCATCTCTAAGGCGTTATTTACTTTTAAATGTTGTATCTTATCGTTGTGAATTGCAAACCTCTTAAACTCCTTGTCAGTACCCACAAAGTAAACATTATTGTATTGCTCTAACATCGTGTAATCAATAAAGAAGTTATTGTAACGGGTAGTTCGGTTTACTATGATGTAATTGTTGCCGATGTTCTCAGGTAAGAAAACACATTGCTTACTTAGGTTCGGTCTAAATTCATGGTAAGCGTTAGCTATCCAGTTTTGAATGTTACCTGATGACAAGTTCTTATATTCTTTTCTGAATAAGTCTAAGTCATAATCGACTAAAACATTTTCATCTTTGCCGACTTTAATAACCTCATGGATATATGGTTGAGCCTTTAATAAAGGTTCTAAAAAATCATACATGAAGTCATTCATCATTACCGCTCCGGTTGGATGCGTTTCATCGGTAAATCCACTTGGCACTCCTATTTTAATGTAGTAGACTATCTTACACTTATTGTCTTTGCAGTATTGGTGCATACTACTCAATGAGTAAATAATATCTCCTGCATTGCCAGAGTGCTTAACTTTTATATAATTTTTCATATTCTATAACTAATTTATTTAACTCTCCAAATAAAGCCTCACTATAAGCCAACCCGTCGCATGAACTACATTTAGGTAGTGGCTCGGTTATGCCTAAGTCCTTTCTCAATACGTTTGCTATGTGGATGTCTTCGTCATGGTAAACCATGAAACGATGCTCCATTGTCAAACGATAGCGACTAATCGAGTCAACTATTAATTCGTATTGCGTTTTGCTCAGCTCCATAAATAACGATTAATTACTTTGGTAAACACAAAAGGTAAGAAGATAAGTAAAGGGTCTAACATTACAATGGATGTTATTACACCAAGCCACATAGAAAGACAAGTGACGCAAGAAAATGGTTTCTTTAGTTTCCTATTGGGAAACTTACTGATTAAAAATTGGAAAAATTCATGCAATCCAAGAGAGCATCCGCTAATCCATAAGGCTGATAATACTGTCATATCTTAATTTATTAATTGTTTTAATGTTATATTTCTCTTTAACGTATTTGTGAAGCTTTGCGCCAAGTTCAATTCCTTTCTTTGGGTTGCTGATTAATCCTTTCATTACGCCATCCCAATCGCCTTTCGGTGTAAGCACTAAGCCTTGTTCAATAAACTCTTTGTAAGGCTCTACATTTGAACATATAATAGGTAAACTAAACGCTCCTGCCTCTAAGACCTTAAGATTACTCTTGCACTGGCTAAACTTGTCAGAACCCAAAGGAGCTAAAGCGCAGTCCATTAAATTATACATAAGTGCATAATTCATGACATCCATCCATTCAACTCTCATGTATTGGTTAGGTGGTCGCTGAAAGTTAGATGTAAATATGCTTTCTATTAGTTGATAATATTCGTTTGAACTGTCATTGTAACCGCCTAACAAAAGACAATGATTCTTATTCTTAAGTAATTTAGTAAACGGTTCTGCTAACTTTTTTAAATCTAAATGGTGGTTGTTAGCCCCTATCCATCCAATTGTATATTTGTCCTGAGTTTTTTTATTCGGGATGAACTGAGGTTGTGTAAAGTCTATGCCGTTAGGGATATATACTATATTAGAATGGTAGTCTTTTAAACACTCCTTTAAAAATTCTGAAGCCGTCCAAATGACATCTGCATAACCAATAGCATCTAATATTCTTTGCTCTAATATTGAATCTTTAACTCCGTCTTTGTGATGGTAGTCAGGTAGCTTAATCCAATCGTCAATATCCAGGATAATCTTGCAACCGCTATTCTTAGCTTTTAACAAATAGTCTTCGTCATGCTTATACATTCGGTTTAAAACTACAATATCAAATTGGCGAGGATGAAAGTCTAACGTAAATCCATTAGTCCCCTTAATGTCTAAGTCCTTATAGTCTTCGTCTAAGTTTGCAAAAGGTATTTGCAACCTATGGTAACCTACACCTGAATCTTTTTCATTTATATATATTATTTTAGCCATTCTTTTAAGTGTTGTCTATATTCTTTTATAGCGTGTCTTACTGATGTGTAAGGAATACCAATATCTCGGCTTAATTGTTTAGTGTTAACTCCAGTTATGATAAGCTCGTTTAAAAGTCTCGAATGATAAAAATATTTGTTGTTTTGGTCTAACATATCCTGCTCGATTTTCTTAACTACCTTTTCAGTGTCTATAAACTCTTCGTCTATATCGTGTAAGTCATAGTCCTTAATGTCATATACAGGCGTTGATTGTTTATTTTGATAATGATTTTCTATGTATATTTTACCTTTGTCATCGTCAAAATTCTCAACTAAAACTAAATTCTCTCTATTCCCAAACTTCTTCCTGAATGCAGTCCAGTTGCAATGGCTAACTTGAAACTTAAGAATCTGCAAAGCGTAAGGGGTTAGATAATTATTCTCTGCAATGGTCTCCTTTTTATCGTCGGGCAGTTCTAAAAGTATAGATAAGACTTCTGACTTTAGTTCTTGGTGGTTATTATGTCCGTACTTCCTACAATAATCGTTGAAGATTTTTGAGTCATTAAACTCGCAAAGCAGTATGTTAAATTTTTCACTCAATATATTTTCTTAAGTGTTCAGGGTAGGTCGCTAACATCATACACCGTTCTAACTCTACATAAGTCACAGTGACTACCGTTGTGTAATTAGGGCGATAAATCCAAAACTCTACTTTTTCAGGTTTTCTATTCCTTGAACATCCGCCCTCTTTAGCGGCTATCTTAAAGACTAAGTTGTCGATATAGTTGTTAATTAACTCTGACATTATTTTACAATATTAAATTTTAAATTTAACAAAACCTAATTATTTTTAATCTATGT